GCTGCCGCCGGCCGCCGACCCGCCCCCGCCGCCGCTCGCCGGCATCGAGCTCGCGCTGGCGGCGCTCGACTCGCGCGCGCCCCTCACCCCCGACGCCGTGGCGGCGTTGAACGCGCTCTATCGCGACGTCGTGCTGGCCGAGGATGACGAGGCGCGGCACCTCACGCGCCGGATTGTGTCCCGGCTCCGCCGCGCCACGCACCCCGAGCTCCACCAAGGATGCGTGCGCGTCGCAATCGACGTGCCCCAGCTCCCGACCGGGCATTTCGTGATGATCAACGAGCGCCCCTTTATCGGCCCGTGTGAGGTGTGGGCGTGCGAGGCGCAGACCATCTTGGGGCTCGTGGCGGCGGCGCGTGGCGTCGAGGCGGCGCGGCTCCGCGATGACGGGAAAACGATCGACCTCGACCGCGAGGGGCTCGCCGCGCGCGCGCGGGCGATCCAAGCCGCATGATGGCGCGGGGCTCCATTGCGCGCCCGGGCGCGTCGACCCTCCCGACCTTCTCGGGCCGGCTCACCAAGGCGACCGGCGAAAACGAGCAAGTGGAAATCGCCTTTACCGCCGAGACGTCGCACGAGCTCATGGAACGGCTCGCGGCGGCCGGCGTGGCGGCCAGTGCTCGGCTCGTCACCAACAACGAGACGATTCTGCGGGCGGGCGAGTCGTTCGAGGCGCGTCAACGGAAAATCTACGACGCCGCGGTAGGGCAAATCCGCGCGGAGGTTGCAGGCATGACGAGTGAACGCCGCCCCGGCGACGACCCCGAGCCCGACGAGCCGGGCGACGAGGAATGCCCCGACCAGCCCGGGGACGACGCGCCGGCCGACGGCGACGAGCCGGCCAAGGAGGACACCTCTAGTGCCGACGTTGCCGCCCGGGCGGTACACGCGCCAGCGAATCCGTGACCTCGCGCTTGACCGCGCGGGCAACCGCGCGCTCGACAGCGACGCCACCGACTTTCTCGCGCAACACCTCTTTGAGCTCTACACGCTCGCCGATTGGCCGTTTCTCTACGTGTCGGCGGCGGTGGTGGTGAGCGGGGCGACCTTCGCGCTCCCGGCCGACTTCGTCACGCCGCAAGACGACCACGCGTTGCAAGTCGTCGCGGTCGACGGGCAACCCTACTCCAACACGTTCATTACCGAGGTGGCGCCCGAGCTCCTCGCCGCGCGGGCCGCCGGGAGCGCGCACGGCATCCCGCCGCTCATTTGGAGCGTGAGCCGCAGCGATACGACGGGCACCGTGTTTCCCGACCCGAGCGGGCACGTGGTGACGACCACGCTCCGCTATCGCCGGTTGCCGCCCGAGCCGGCCCCCGCCGCCGAGCCCGCCGACGTCCCGGTTTTTCCCTACCATAATTACTTGGTGCAAGCGGTCTACACCTTTGCGCTGGAGCACGAGCGCGACCCGCGCGCCGCGCAGGCGGGGCAGGTACGCGACGGGCTCTTGAGCATGATTCGCCGGGGCGCGTCGCCCGTGCGGAGCCAGCGGAGCGATATCCCGCTTGACCCGCTCATCTTCGGCGCACCGTTTCGGGGGGATTGACGGATGCCCGGTGGACCCGACCGCGAGCAACCGTTGAGCGTCCGGCGCTTCACGGGGACGATCGTCGCAATCGACCCCGCGTTTCTGCCGCCCGGCATGCTCACGCAATGCGACAACTGGGTGCCGGACCCGACCTATGTCTTGACCAAGCGCCGCGGCTCGCTCATGTGGCAAACGCTCCCGGGCGCGGGCCGCTGTGACCCGCTCGTCTACACGATGGGGAGCGACGGGCACCGCTACCTCTACGCCGTCGCGGGCGATCGGCTTTACCTGTCGATTGACGACGGCACGTTTGCGGTGGTCCCGAACGGCACCTTTGCGACCCCGAGCCCGCGCTACGGGGCCGCGGCGATCGGGGACACGCTCTATGTCGGCAACGACAGCGACCCGCTCAAGCAAGTCCCGCTCGGCGCCGCCGCGATCGACCTCGTGCAGCTCGGGCTTGCCGACGACACGGGGCAAGTGGTGGCATGGGTGGATGACGTCAACAGCAATCTTGTCGCCGGAACGTATAGCTATCGGTGGGCGACGTACAACACGACCACGAAGCGGTGGACGAAGCTCGCGCCCGTGCGCACGACGACGACGGGCGCGACGAGCCGTCAGCGGCTCATGTTCACGGGGCCGACGGGTGGGCTGGCGACCAACGAGCGCTGGCACCTCTTTGTCGCCGGGGTCGACCAAGAAATCGAAGGCGCCCACGATCAAGTGACCGATGGCTTTGCCGTGTCGACGGGCGCGGCGCAATGGGCCATGTGGGACCAACCGACGATTGACACCACGGCGGTGCCGATCCCGAGCACCGTGGCGCGCCATGGGAGCCACTTGGTTGCGCACCGCGGGGCGCTGTGGGGGGCCGGGGGCGTCGGCGTGGCGGCGCAACGGGTGTGGTCGACCAGCGTACTGATTCCGGGGCTGGAGCAAAACACCTTTGACCAAGGCGTCTTTTTTCCTGCCATGGCGCTCTCGCCCGACTTGGGCGACCCGGTCACCGGCTTGACCGTCGTGCCGCAATCCTCGGGGTCCATGCAGCCGACGGCGCCGCTCGCCATGTTTACGCTCGTCACCACGTGGCTCTTTTCCGGCGACCTCGTGGGCGACCCGGGCGCGTCGTTCATGCAGATATCTGGCGAGGTCGGGTGTATCAGTGACCGCACCATCGTCGCGACGCCGCTCGGCGTCGTCTTTTGCGGCAAGCGGAGCGTGTATCTGCTCACCCCCGCGGCGGCCGAGCCGCGCGACGTCGGGTGGCCGATTGAGAGCGCGGTGCGCGCCATGCCCGCCGCGGTGTGGTCGCGGGCGTGGGCGGTCTATCACCGCGGCTTTTACAAGCTGGCACTCGTGCCCCCGGGCGCGACCGAGCCGACGCAACAGTGGTGGCTCGACATTCGCCGCGGCCTCGGCGACCCGCCGAGTTGGTGGGGCCCGCACACGATGCCCCCGTACTCCGCGGGCGTGCGCGCCGCGACGCATCCGAGCGAGGATGACCGCGAGTGGGCGGTGCAAGGGAATCCGGCGCAAGTGCTACTGATCGACCAAGCTGACCGCTACATCGAGGATGGCGTGCCGCCCGTGCCGATCGTGTCGCGCATGACAACGGGGTATCTCGACGGCGGCGCGCCGCTCACGCCAAAGCTCGCCAAGCGGGCGCGCATCATTGCGCGGGCCGATGGTCCGACGGCGCTCGCGCTCACGGTCGCGGGTGATGAGGCGCTGTCGACGTCCAGCACGCTCCCGATTCCCGTCGCAACCGGTGGGATATGGAACGCGAGCGATTGGGACGTGAGCGACTGGACGGTGCTCGGGCTCGCGCTGGTCGAGTTTGAGTGTCCGGTGCCCGAGCTCCGCGCGCGCGCATTTCAGGCGACCGTCTCGCACACCGACGCCGTCCGCTGCGACCTCCGCGACTTTGAGCTCCGCGTGCAACCCTCGTTCCGGGAGACGCGCTAGCATGGCGCTCGTCCAGCGACCGCCGAAACAGGGAGGGTCGACCACCTATCAAGGGAAGGTCGCGCAGGGTTACACCAAGATTCTGGCGAGCGAGGTCGACGCCGACCTCGACACCATTTTCGCGGCGTGGAACGGCGGCGCCGACACGGTCAACCTGCGCGACGGCGCGGTGACCAGTGCGAAACTCGCGGCGGGCGCGGTCGGCACGCGCGAGCTGGCCGACGGCGGCGTGGCGACGGGTGATCTCGCCGACCTCGCGGTGACCACCGCGAAGCTCGCCGACCTCGCGGTGAGTACCGGGAAGCTCGCCGATACCGCCGTGACGACGCCCAAGCTCGCGGACCTCAATGTGACGACCCAGAAACTCGCGGACCTTGGGGTCGTCACCGCCAAGATTGTCCGGGGGGGGTCGACGTTCCAGCGGGCCGGCATCGCCAACATTCCGAACGCGAACCTCGTCGCGACCCCGGTGCTGCTCTACGACATTAGCCCAACCCTCGACAGCGGGCGCCCGCTCCTCGCGCTCGGGCATGTGCGGCTGATCGTGCAGAAACTCACAGTGACGGGCGTCTCGGTCAACGTGACGGTCACGCTCGCCAACGGGGGGGCCGGCGTGTCCGACGGCACCGCGGAGATTAGCTTTACCCCACTCTATCAATTCCCGACCAACGGCCATTGGACGACCATCTACATTCCGCTCGTCGTGCCGCTCATTGTGCCGCCGACCGCGGGGCCGCGCCGCCTAAAGCTCTTTGGGTTTCAAGATCAACCGACCAACTACGGCGTCCAAGCCGCGGGGGTGTTTGATGTCTGGCAGTTGGCGTAAGCGGGGCGAGGGCGCGTGATGGCGGTGCGGCGCGCCACCTTTGGCGACGTCCCCGGGATTCGCCGGCTCTACGGGGCGCTCGTCGCCGAGCTCGAAGCGTCGCGGGTGATTCGCTACCCGACCCACGACGCGGCGACGCTCGATAGCTTCACGCTGCTGTGCGCCCGGCGCATCGAGGACGACCCGGCCTTTCTCTTGTACGTCGCGAGCGACGACGGGAGCGGCGAGCTCGTGGGTTTTCTCGGCGGCGAGGTCGCCATGCGTGCCCTCGGGTCGCCCGCCGTCTTTGGGGCCGCGCACTGGCTCTACGTCGAGCCGGCCGCGCGCGGGCAGGGCATCGCGCGCGCGCTCGTGCGGCTCGGGGTCGCCGAGCTCGCCCGCCACGGCGTGACGCACGTGGAGCTCGCGGGGGTGACCGGCGACGACCAATGGACCCGGCGCGGGTGGGTCCCCTACCTCGTGCACCACGTGCTCCCGATCGCGGCCGTTGAGGCGGCGGCGGCCGAGCCCCCGGCCGCGCTCGTGGTGCCACCGCCGATGCCACCGGCCGCGCCGGCCCCCGTGCCCGCCCCGCCGGCCCGGGTCGCGAAGGTTGCCCGGGTGCGCGGGCGCAAGCGCACGCGGCGCCGCCGGCTCCGCGCCGCACCCCCGCCCCCGCCGCGCGTCGCCGAGGGGGGCTCCTAGTGCACGTCATCCGGCCCGCCACGCCCCTCGACGCGTCCGCGCTCGAAATGCTTTGCGCCGGCTTGTTTCGCGAGCACGAGGCGCGCTACCCCGACGCGTACCCGCCCGACGATCCGGTGCGCGCCGCCGCGCACTACGCCGGGGTGTATCGCCACCGGCTTGCCGATGACCCTAATTGCCTCGTGTGGTTGGCCGTCGACCGCGCGCCGGTCGGATTCTTGGCGGCGGAGGTGTGGGCGCGCGCCGTCGGTCAACCCACGACCGTCTGCTTTGTCGAATGGTGGTATGTGCTCCCCGAGGCGCGCGGGCTCGGCATCGGCCGCGCGCTAGAGGGGCGCCTTGCCGTCGAGCTCGCGGCGCGCGGCGTGACGCAGGTTGAGCTTCAGAGCGTCCCGAGCGATCGCCAGTGGCAACGGCGCGGGTGGCGCGCCGTGAGCGTCCGCTATGCGCGCGCCGTGGACGACGTCGTGCGCGACCTCGCTGCGGTCGGCGCCGGCCGCCCG